TAAGCACGGTACTTATCCAAGGCCCACTTAGCTGCGGCCTTGCCGCCCCTTACCACGGCTCCTGACGGAGTTGCCCCGGCAGCCACATCAATTACCTTTTTACCTACGTCAGTTACTTGCTTTTTTGTCGGCATGATATTTCCTCCTTAGTTTGACGGGTTGTCCTTGCCTACCAGGTCTAATGGAATGCTAGACTTCCAGGTTGATGTGCATATAATCCTAGACTTGTCACACCTGTTGAGATATTTCTCAGCCACGGCATAGACATCCATCATAAGGGACTCACCTAGTGTTGTTGGATTTAGACCAAGTCTCAAAAACCTTTCGTTTGATATTTTAAGTTCGTTCTCTGCGGCCTCATTCCTTGGGTTGACATAGTACCTGATCTCAGCACCTGTTAACTTGGCAACTAGCTCTGCCAGGTCACGTACCGTGTGAGTTTCAGTCGCCTGGTTGTACACCCGTACCCTTTCACCAATAGCTGGTGGATTCTCAAGGGCTAGCTGTATACACTTAACGGTGTCACTTATGTGAATGAAAGCCCTGGTCTGACCTCCAGTGCCATGCACTGTCAGGGGGTGTCCTACCGCTGCCTGCACTAAAAACCTATTAAGTACAGTCCCGTAGTCACCATCATAGTCAAACCTGTTAATCAATATGTCGGAGAGTAACGTCTCAGGGGTGTTAACTCCCCAAACAATCCCCTGGTGTAGGTCAGTAACTCTGACCTGATCGTTCTTATTGTAGTACGAGAACATGAGTGCGTCCTGCACTTTTGTCATATGATACACGCTACCTGGGTTAGCAGGGTACGGTATCTCTATCTGCTTGTTATTGGCTTCAACTGTTAAGTACCCCTCTGGAACTTCCATTCCCGCAGTGCCGTAGCCATATACGCCCATGCTGCCAAGATGTATTAAGTGAACGTCAAGGCCAGACTCGACGATAGCACAAAGCACGTTGTGAGTTCCATTGATATTGTTATTAACTGTGTATCTTTTGTGGTGCGCTGACTTCATTGAGTAGGGCGCAGCCCGCTGTTCTGCGAAGTGTACAATAGCCACTGGCTTCAACTCACTAATAAGACTCAGCAATCTGTGATAATGCTCAGCTATATCAAGTAGGAAGAAGTCTATACGTTTGCCAGTGAGACTGCTCCACTCCGTCAGCCTGTCGTCTATGTGACTGATAGGGGTGAGTGACTCACACCCTAGCTGCATGTCTATCTTCCTTCTTGATAGATTGTCAACTATGGTTACATCATAGCCAGCCGAAGAAAGTCCCAGTGCTGTGGGCCAGCCACAGAAGCCATCGCCACCTAGAACGATAATGTTCTTAGCCATCTAGTACCTCTCCAGGTAACGCTTCCTCAGTGCCTGCACATTGGGGTGCGGGTCTGAGTAAGTCCTGTTAATAGCCGACCTTGCCTGTTCCCTTGTGGTAATATTCTCCTGCCGTCCAGCATGTACCTCACCAAGATCGTTAATGGTACCGTTGATCTGTGTTATCCATGAAGCATCTGGTCGCTTAATGGCACCAGTTGTCATGGCCTTAACTAGGGGTATCAAGCAATCGGGGCAGTTGAACAGAGGCTCCTCTGCCATCTTGTGGAACTTCTCCACCATGAAATCACACTTCTGACATGCGTAATCGTACAATGGCATTTACAATCCTTTCACCGCCTCAGGGCTACCACGGATACCACCCTGTTGCTGGTTGTGTTGGGCTTCCTTCATTTGATTGACCACCGCATTGTACTCTGACTCGTCCATCTGCGCTATCTTTTGCAGCATGGCTATAATCTTCGGGTCAACCTGGAGGGCTTCAAGCCTTTTGATTATTGGCCCTAACATGCCCATCTCCATACGGTTAATGACTTCAGCACGGTTAGGCCAGTCAAGTCTCTCCAGCAGTTCACGGATATCAATAGCCTGCTGAGAGTGTAGCTCTTTAGCCTCTTCTCGCTGCTGTAGCCTAGATGTAGGCATGGTTGAACCAGCGATTATCTGTAACTGTGTTGGGAAGATCATCTCCTTACCAGTGAATTTGCCAGACTCCTTAGTACCAGCCTGTGCATTGACAAAGAAGATGCGCTCCTCAGTGTACCAATTCTGTGCATGTGACAGCCACATACGACCACGTTCCCTCAACATCTTACCATAACCCCTGATCTTACCACGGAGCATGGTGTGCATTGATTCAATGATGGTTGCAACTGTCTTGTAGGCCATCCTACCCTTAGCTATGCTAGGGTCTGTCATGTCGAAGATGCCAGCGATCTTGTCGAACATCTCTCGATAGACACCCAATATCATCTCGATGTCTCTCTGAGCAGGCGGTGGTGCCATGTGCTTAATGGCCTGGGCTACAATATGATCTTTCGGGTTGATCACCTGTGCAGGCGCATTAGAGAATGCGCTGTTTGGTACTTGTGCGTTACGTGGGTTGATCACAGGCGATCTTACTGCTTTGTCCTTTATGATGTTCAACTGACTGAGGCATTTGTCTACCTCGAAGTTCAGCGTCTCAAGCTGCTCCAGTGAGCTAAAGCCCCACGGAGAGACGATGTCTTTATTTGAGTTCGCCATGGAGAACGGAAACCTAGACCATAGATAGGTCTGGCTTGCCAACTCAGGGGGTAGCGTGGGATTGATTGACGGGTTAGGTCTATCACTCAGGGTAACGTCACCACCGTTACAAACAGTGATGCATCTGATGTTGCCGGGATACTTAGGTTGCATCTCTGTAACCTGAGCCACTGGTATATGCTCACCAGTCACAGGGTCTTCTACAGTAGTACTCTCTTGGACGACTACCTTGACCTTAGTGTAGTCTTTTACCCAAAACTCCAATACCAGTACATTAGACTTCCCACCCATGATTTTTCCAATGGCCTCGATGTTACCAGTGAAGGTAGCGTGATCTACGCCCCAGTCACCAAATTCTTTAGCTCCCTTACCAGACGTAGTGCCACCAAATATCTCCCTGCGTCCTTCGCCTAAGTCTTCTTTCCACCTGGCATCAGACTTAATATACTTCGCCATGTCAGGCCACATGCGCCTAGCCTGGTTGACTGGCACAGTGTAGAAGTGTAGGGCAGCTTCCCATTTCTTGGGCCGCTTCTCATTCAGGGGCCAGAAGCCGAACTGGTGGGGGTCAATCGTGATAACGTCCACTTCACCTATCCCGTTCTTCAGGGAAGGCGAGAATGTAACCTTCTCGATAGCGCAGCCGTTAATCTCTGCCATCTCAACAGACTCTGCATATACCTCTTGCTGCTCCTCTTCGTTCCACCAGTACCTAGCTGCTTTATGTAAGATGGAAGCCATCTTATCATCTTCGGCAGCTATGTCAAATGTTGGGTTGTTGTCTGTGAGTAGGTTGACTGTTCTCGTGACGTAGTTCCATATTAAGTTAACCGTGGACAGTTTTGCCGCACCCTGACTCTTCCAGTGTCTGGCACGGTACAACTCATAATTACGAAACCACTTCTGTGGTAGCTTCTTCTTGTCCTTGTCGGCAACAATCTCAGCCAAGGTGTTGAAGCAGTAGTGACCCACGTTCTCATGCCCTGCTGGAGGGATGATACAGGTCGTCAGTGCCTGCTCTTCTGGCTGGATATGCTCCTCTTCCTTTAAGGAAACTCCAGTCCCCTTTCTCTCCACAGCCTGTTTGATCTTAGGAATCTCAGCCATTAGTCAGTTTCCTCTTTTAGCTGTGCCACATGCAGTTTGTAGCAGTTAAGTCCGTCTGAATACTTGTTCTTCCCCCTCACTCGACCACCACAACCACATGGGCATTCACCAGAACTCTTAGTGATCTGGTATGGTTTATTCTTATCGTCTAAGAACGAGTCAGTATCATCAGGCCGCCCCTCGATCACGTTGACAAATAGGTGCATGTCGCCATCTATGGCATGCGGGCATATGAAATCCCTTGGGCCATGATGGGGCATAGGGTTGGGCCAAGCCTCAGTGCCTACGTGCTTATGAATCATAGACCCCCTCAGTGGTAGGTCAGTGAACCTTGGCACGATATAGCCAATGCGATCTCTGCACTGGACACAGATGATGTTGATTTTGTCCGTACTGTCTTCTTCCTTTGTCAGGTTGAAACTGTCAATCTCTGTCTTTAGGTGAAACTTCTTTTTCCTTGCCATTTGCTACTCCTACTCTGAGTGTCTTCCAAGATCGATAAGGTCTTCCTCGAATGGGTTTTTGTGACCACCGTCCTCAGGGGCAAGCCTTGCCTTATCATAGTACTCTTCAGTCCCCGGTATATCCTCTAACGGGACTGGCTTCTCACGCCTGAAGACTGATAGAATGCCACTACCTGCCTGGAGTCTACCTATGAGCAGTCCTAGACAAAACAGTCCAGAGCCTACTATTAGTCCAGCCAGAAAAGCGTAGATTAAGTACTGTAAAATAAACATTAGTTCCATACCATACCATCCTCTCTCTCGTCATCGTTTACGGGGTATTTGTCCATCCTGTAAAATTCG